ACGGGCAGAATATTCACGGGTTCTTCCCCGGAGGTGACAGAAGTGAGAAAGAAAGCAACAAAAGAACTGACATACGAGCAGGCGTGCAAGATTAGGCAGGACAACATCGATTCGTTATGCGAGATCCGCAAGAACGGCGCGGATGCTCTCAAGATCCAGGCGATTCAGAACCTGGAGAAGATCATATCGAAGACCTTGGAGAATATCCCCCCGGAGGACGCGCCTCTGGACTCCATCGAGATAATCAAGAACGCACTGAAGGAGTAAAAAGAAATGGCACAGCTTAAAGGTATGCCTTATCTCAAGAAGAAGCTGACGGAGAAGAAGACCCGCGTCGACTTGAGATATGAGTATTACGAACAGAAGAAATTGACGTTTGACTTCGGGATCTCGACACCTCCGGACCTCCGACTGTGGATGACCACACTCGGCTGGTGCGCTAAGGCTGTCGACTCGCTTGCAGACAGGCTTCAGTTCTACAAGTTCGATTATGACAATTATGGACTGAACGAGATCTTCGCGATAAACAACAGAGACACTTTGTTTGATTCCGCGATTCTGTCGGCGCTTATCAGTTCCTGTTGCTTCATCTACATCTATCCTGACGATAAGGGATCCCCGAAGATGCAGGTCATCGACGGATCCAACGCGACAGGCGTGATAGATCCCGTCACAGGACTTCTGACCGAAGGCTATGCCGTACTGGAACGTGATCAGAGTGGTAATCCTACACTTGAAGCATATTTCATAACAGGCGCGACGGAATACTTCCCGAAGGACGGCAACCCTTACACGGTCGGCAACGATGCTCCGGCTCCGCTTCTGGTTCCGATAGTCAACAGACCCGATGCAAAGAGGCCGTTTGGTCATTCGAGGATCTCCAGAGCGTGCATGTCCATCCAGGGCAGCGCGGTCAGGACCATCAAGAGGTCGGAGATCGCAGCGGAGTTCTATTCATATCCGCAGAAGTACATTACCGGTCTGTCGGAGGATGCGGAACTCGCAGATAACTGGAAGGCTTCCATCTCCAAGATGCTGACCTTTACCAAGGATGCAGACGGTGAGTCTCCGAAGCTCGGTCAGTTCACCCAGCAGTCCATGCAGCCGTTCACGGATCAGCTGAGGATGTTCGCTTCGGCGTTCGCAGGCGAGACGGGACTGACACTCGATGACCTTGGCTTCGTTTCTGATAATCCGACGAGCGCAGATGCCATCAAGGCATCACATGAGAATCTGCGACTCGCAACAAGGAAGGCGCAGAGGGATTTCGGCAACGGATTCCGCAACGCAGGCTACCTTGCAGCGTGCCTCCGAGACAAGATGGACTACAACAGGAACGAGATAGTCAAGGAGCTTCCTGTTTGGGAGCCTATCTTCGAGCCCGACATCAGCCAGATCGGAGCTATCGCAGATGCGACATACAAGATTCAGCAGTCACTGCCCGGATATCTCACTGCAGAGACCTTCAGAGAGATAACGGGACTGAGAGGTAACTTATGAGCATGAACGGGATCCAGATTCTTGAGCTTTTCAAACAGTATTACCTTGAAGACAAGAAGATGGATGAGCTCCAGCTCGCTCTCAAGAACGCTCCGACGTGGCAGAACGCCCAGGCATACGCCGAGAGGCTCGGCGAGCTGGTCGGAATGGTGTATGCAGATACGAACATTCTTGATGGTGACCTTTCACAAGAGGTTATCTTTAATCTGATCCAGCCGACACTTAACCAGGCATACGACCTGTGCGCTCAGGCATCGGGATATGTTCAGAAGTTCACGAATGAGCAGTACGGCTTCAACTTGAAGGCGCTCATCCCGACACCGGACGGATCCAGGATACAAAACCTCGCCACAGAGCTTGCGAACAAGGGCTATGTGGAGATCTACAAGTCATTCAACGCGCAGGTGCAGAACATCACGCAGGCTGCAGTGGATGACACCATGAAGAAAAACGCGACCTTCCTGTCAAACTCCGGCATCAAGACGGAGTACAGAAGAATCCCCGACGCGGGCGCCTGCAAGTGGTGCAGGAGCATGGCGGGGACATATACGGCTGTTGATGCTCCGGACGGCTTCTGGGGACATCATACCAACTGCCATTGCCAGATAGAGATCGTCGGAATGAAGAAAGCTGACAATTACTGGCGCGACAGATGGACCGCCAAGGAAGCAAGGGAACGCATGGACAAGATGCAGTAACAGGAGGTAAGGCAGATGGTAATGGTCAGGGCTCCGGTCGGAGGGTAAACGACCACAAACAACACGAGGGAGGTGAACGCCATGCGTACAGCAAGGCAGACACCCACTAACTCGGTTGTTCTCCCTTACAAGAAGAGTAGGGGCAAAGAGGCGATCAAGCTCTACCAGATGCTCGGTAAGACACCGATGCCATGGCAGGAGCTCATTGTCGAAGATCTCATGGCCGTCAACGATGACGGTCTGTGGACACATACCAAGTTCGGCTATTCCATCCCGCGACGGAACGGAAAGACCGAGTGCGTATATATGCGAGAGCTCTGGGGACTTATCCAGGGCGAACACATCATGCACACGGCACACCGTACCTCTACGGAACACGCGTCCTGGGAGAAGATGGTCGGATGGGTCGAGAAGCTCGGGCTTTCCTATCGTGCCATCAGGACGATGGGACGCGAGATCATCGAAATCCGGGGCGGAGGAAAGATCGAGTACAGAACGAGAACATCCCGTTCGGGTCTCGGTGAAGCCTTCGACCTTCTGGTCTACGACGAGGCGCAGGAGCTGACACTTGACCAGGACAACGCGCTCAAGTACATCATTACGGACTCCAAGAATCCGCAGACCATCTTCTTGGGTACGCCTCCGACGACATCCTCGCTCGGTACAGTCTTCACGGACTTCCGCAAGCAGGTGCTCAAAGGAGACAGACCGGAGTCAGGATGGGCAGAGTGGGGCATCGAGAACTATACCGATGATCTCAAGAACCTTGATGACTGGTACGAAGCGAACCCGTCTCTCGGGACGGTCTTCACGGAGCGCTCGGTCATGGACGAGATCTCAGACGATAAGGTTGACTTCAACATCCAGCGTTTGGGTCTCTGGATCAAGTACAACCTCAAGTCGGCAATAAGCGAGACGGACTGGAACGATCTGGAAGTCACGGCGCTCCCGAAGCTGACAGGCAAGCTCAGCATAGGGGTCAAGTTCGGCAAGGACGGCACCAACGCAGCTATGTCAGTCGCGGTAAGGACCGCGGACGGCAGGATCTTCGTTGAAGCCATCGACTGTGTGCCGATCAGAGACGGCTTGGACTGGATCATCAAGTTCCTGATGAAGGCTACCTACGACAGAGTGGTCATAGACGGCGCTGTCGGTCAGCAGATCCTTGAACCGGACCTCAAAAATGCAGGGATAAACCTCAAAAAGGTGGTTTTCCCGACTGTCAAAGAGGTCATCGCTTCAAATGCGTGTTTCGAGAAGGCGATCTTCGACAAGACACTTGCACACATGCCTCAGAAGAGCTTGAAACAGTCGATAACGAACTGCGACAAGCGACCGATCGGATCCAATGGCGGGTTCGGGTACAAAACCTTGAAGGATGGCGTCGACGTGGCGCTTCTGGAGAGTGCTGCACTTGCCATTTGGGCGTGCTCGACCGGTAAGGAGAGGACAAAACAAAAAATCAGTTATTAAAGGGACTCTTCGGAGGCCCTTTTTTAATAATTACCGACCACCGGGTAAGTGGGAAAGGAGAAATTCCAATGGAAGAAACAACAAACGTTTCGACAGAACAGACAACTGAAAAGACTTTCACGCAAGAGGAAGTGAACAAGCTCGTAGGTGATGCCCGCAAGCAGGGCCGTGAGTCTGCGGAAAAGAAATTCGAGGGCTGGATGTCTCCGGACGATTACCAGAAGGCGATCGCTGAGACACAGACTCAGGCCGATACCTCGGCCAAGACACTTTCCGAGCTCGAAGAGAAGCTGAAAGCGAGCGAGGCGAAGAGCAAAGCACTGGAACTCGACCAGATCAAAACGAGGGTTGCTCTTTCACACGGTCTCAAGCTGGAGTCAACCAAGTTCCTTTCGGGTGAAACCGAAGAGGAAATCACGAAGTCCGCAGAGGAGTTCATCTCCTGCGCGAACATCATCCGAACAGCGCCACCTGCTGCGACAGAACCTGCAGACGGATCTTCCGGAGCTGCAGCTTCACTCCGTGCAATGGCGCATCAAATCTCATTAAACAACAAGGAGTAAAGAATTATGGCATCTATCGCTAAATCAACACTTTTCCCCGCTGACCTCGTAAACCAGATGTTCAGCAAGGTAACAGGACATTCGTCCATCGCTAAGCTCAGCGCTCAGAAGCCCCTCAGCTTCGCAGGCAACGAGGTTATGGTATTCTCTCTCGACAACGAGGTATCTATCGTTGGTGAGGGCGCTGCTAAGCCCGCAGGTGACGGCACAGTTTCTGCAGTCACGATCGTTCCTGTCAAGGTTGTTTACCAGGCAAGAGTAAACGACGAGTTCATCTATGCAGCAGACGAGAAGAGAGTCGAGTACCTCGAGGCATTCGCTGACGGCTTCTCCAAGAAGATCGCTCGCGGTCTCGATATCATGGCTTTCCACGGTATCAACCCTGCAGCAGGCACAACTTCTTCCCTGATCGGCACAAACTCCTTCGATACTTGCACAGCTGTTGACTCTTATGTTTCCACATCTGCAGAGACTGACATTACAGCAGCTATCGCAGGCATCGACGGCGACGTAAACGGTATCGCACTCTCCAAGAGCTTCGCAGTATCTCTCGCAGCTACAACTCTTGCTGGTGGTCAGAGACCTTACGAAGAGTTCATGTGGGGCGGAAACCCTGGCGCTATCCGTGGCATCGCTTGCGACGTCAACGACACAGTTTCTGTTTCTGCTTCTACAGCAACAGCTGACTGTGCTATCATCGGTGACTTCCAGAACGCATTCAGATGGGGCTTCTCTAAGAACGTACCTCTCGAGGTTATCGAATACGGTAATCCTGACGGTGGCACTTACGACCTCAAGCAGGCTAACCAGGTCCTTCTCAGGGCTGAGGCTTACGTTGGCTGGGGCATCCTTAATCCCGATGCTTTCGCTCGCGTAAAGACCGCGTAATGTTGTTCGTCAACAAGAAGTCCGGTGTAAGGATGGACTTTGGTCCTGACTTCAAGCATCCGAGCTGGGAGCCCGTCGGGGCTCCCGCTCCTGCTTCTGAGGACAAGCCGAAGACAGCAAAGAAGCCGGCAAAGAAAACTAAGGAGTAAGGCACAATGGCAGACTATGCAACAGTCACAGACATAATCAATCTCAAGCGTCCGCTGACGTCTGCGGAGCAGACCAGAGCGTCGAACCTCATTCCTGTCGTTTGCGATGCAATACGATACGAGGCTCAGAAAGTCGGCAAGGACATGGATGCGCTCATAGCAGCAGACACCGTTCTTGCAAGCGTCGCGAAGGCTGTGACCGTGGACATGGTCATGCGTGAGCTTAACACTTCCGGGAACCAGCTTCCCGCGACTCAGTACAGCGAATCGGCTGGCGGAATCAGTCAGTCATACACTCTTCCGAACGCTTCGGGCAGTATCAACCTCTGGCCTTCCGACAAGAAGCGCCTGGGACTTGCCAGACAGCAGATAGGAACACTCGACATGAGAGGGGTGTGATCTTATGCTCCCTTCCTTTTTTCGAGACACGGTAACAAGGCTCAGAGCGGGAACGCGAGAGTCGAGGGGATCCGTCATTCCTGACTGGAGCAACCCTGACGAGCTCGCCATCCCGACCTGTTCCTTACAGCCGGCTACCACGTCACTGTCACAGGACGGAAGAGTCCTCGGGATATCTGATGGTCAGACACTTTATGCGCCTGCCGATGCGGATATTCTCGCAGGAGACAGGATCTCATTCGACGGAAAGACCTATGAAGTCGACGGGGATCCGAGAGACTGGCGTTCTGCTTCTGGCGGACTGGATCATCTGACGATCAACTTACGGAGGCACACAGGCTAATGGGCAATATAGTCAAAATCGAATGGAACAACGCCGGATTCCAGAATCTTCTCAAAGAGGACGGAGTCCAGAAGCTCGTCAGAGACTCGGCACTTCAGATGGCTGACCTGGCATCTTCCATGAGTGGCGGAGAGTTCGACTTTGAGATGCAGGAAGGTTATTGCTACGTCTATCGTGGCAGACCTCTTGCCATTGTCTATGCAGCCGACAACAAGGCCATCAAGGCCGAGTCGGAAATGAAGATTCTTAACATAGCAGCACAGAACATGAGGGTTCTATAAATGAGCGACATTATCAGACGAGACATCGATGTGGAAAACGTAATCCGTGAAGCCACAAAATCAAAGTTCACGGTCTATTGCAGACCGCTCCCGGAGAACTTCACTGTGCCGTGCTTGCTTGTTCAGCAGGTCGGAGGCACGGAAGAAGACACGATAGGCACCTACACTGTCGTGGTCGACTCCCGCGCAGAAGACGAAGAGACAGCAATGACTCAGCTGAGAAACTTCCTTGGATATCTCCGCAAGGTGGCAGGTGAACAGACCACGCCTATTCGCATTGTACGAGTCAACACTTCAGCTTCGTGGGGTGCCGATCCCGTGAGGCCTGAGCTTGCGATGTGCAGTTCCAACTTGGATATCACTGCTCATCTTGAAACGGCAGAAATTTAATCAGGAGGAAAATAGATTATGGCATCAAATGATGTAAACCTTGGTATCGGCGCAGCTACGGGCATGTTCTTCACAGCAGTAGCAAACAGCGATCTTCCGCAGTCCATCGCAGATATCAGCACAGCAACCTGGACCGAAGTCGGAGCTATTTCCGCCGACGGTATCACTTACGCCATGAACATCGGCGATACTCTTCGCAACTGGGCTAAGCAGTCCGTAAGAAGGCTCCCCGGTGACCAGGGCGGAACAGTAACAGCTCCCATCATCGACACGACAGAGGAGACACTTCGCCTTCTGTTCGGTGACGATGTCAGCACTGTTGCAGCTTCCACAGCTCACGGTGAGATCGTTTCCGTTGACATCGGCCCTGACACCACATCTTCACCTGCAGCCTTCCTGTTCGTCATGAAGGACGGCGACGATGCGATGCTCCTCGGCACAAAGAACGGCATGGTCACCAACATCGGCGACGTAGCTTTCAATGGCAACGCTATCACCTGGGAAGCAACGATCGAGGCTGGTGAGTGGACATTCTCCAAGGACAACGGTCAGAAGACGACCTGATAGGAGGACATTATGGCAGAGGTAAACATTGGTCAGAACCAGGTAGAAGTATTAGTCGTTCGCATTGGTAGTGGCGAATACAAAGTCCCGCTTGCAGGATCCATTCCTTACGTCAAGCTCAAGAAGCTGAAGACAGATGACGACATGATAGCCTTCTTTGAAGAGTATATCCCGTCGGAAGTCTTCGAAACGCTCTTGGTTAAGGACATTCAGGCACTCATCAAGGCGTGGAACGACGCAACCAAGGAGTCCGAAGGTGCTACACCGGGGGAATCCTGAGCCTGTCAGAGCTGATAAGCAGTAACAGACAGGCAATTGAATACGACCTGTTGACCCGTACGGGTCATGATTTGCAAGATGTCGGGCGCTCCCTCTCGTGGGGAGCGTTCGGCTCTTTTATTAAGAATTTGACGCTCGATTCCGCTCTTGCATACAAGATGCAGCCGGATGTGGCAGAGTGGACGTCCACACTCAAGACAAACCTGATCTTGGCGGACATCTTCGACCTGCTTTCGGTCATCAACTCGAACATCTGTGGACTCACGGGCAATAAGCATAGAAAAAAGTCCAAGCCGTACCCTCGGCCTGGCGAAAAGAAGAACAGAGGTCATATCGGGGACAAGAAGAACGCAATGCCTGTTTCCGATCTGAGAAAGTGGTTCTTCGGAAGGAGCAAAGATGGCAAATAATACCGAGGTCGCAAAAGCCTATATTGCGCTTGTACCCTCTTTAGGTGATTCAAGAAAGACCATCGAATCCGAACTTGGCGGAGCTGGTAGCTCCGGCGGACAGAAGTTTACGTCGGGGTTCTCCGGCGCACTCAAGTCAGGACTCAAAGTGGTCGGCGCAGCGGTAGCAACCGTGGCAGGAGCTGCAGCGACAGGAATAATCGCTATTAGCAAGCAGGCAATTGACAGTTTCGCCGAGTATGAACAGCTTGCAGGCGGTGTCGAGAAGATCTTCGACCAGATGGACTATTCCAAGATCATGGACGATGCTGACCAGGCTTTTCTTTCCATGAACATGTCTGCGAATGAGTATCTGTCAGCAATAAACAATGTCGGCGCAGCCTTCTCGGCTACAATGGGCGACGAACTGGCATACGAGACAGCAAAAACAGGTATGCAGGCAATTGCTGACTACGCATCCGGCACGGGTAAAAACCTCGAAGAACTGAACTCCAAGTATCAGATGATCACAAGGTCGACGAGCTCCTATCAGAGCATCGCTGACCAGTTCTCTGGCATTTTGCCGGCTACTTCCAAGGACTTCCTCGAACAGGCACAGGCTGCAGGCTTCCTTGCAGACTCTTACAAGAGCCTCACGGACGTCCCGATCGATGAATATCAGCAGGCTGTCACGTCCATGCTCGAGAAGGGAACAGCTGACCTCGGTCTTGCAGGCAATACTGCAAAAGAGGCACTCGGAACGATATCCGGATCCCTTGCAGCAACAAAATCAGCCTGGCAAAACGTCCTCACCGCTGTTGCAGGTGGTGGAGACATCACCAAGGCGCTCGACAACCTCAAGACGGCCATCCTCGGCACGGAAGAGGCAGGCGGTGGTCTTCTTGCGACCATGAAGCCTGTCATCGAGCAGACCCTGCAGGGTGTTGTGGATCTCATTGAGGTCGGCATCATCCCGATGCTTCCGGACGTCCTGGCTATTGCAATTGACCTGCTCAGCCAGCTTCTGAATGTGGTAATCGCAGAGCTTCCCGGTCTCATCCTTCAGATAGGCACTGCGTTGGGCGGAGCGCTCACTTCGTTGCTTGAACAGCTTCCCGCCATCGCGGATGCAGCTCTCCAGATAGTCAACCTTCTGGTTATGGGCCTATCCTCGAGTAACGCACTCGGCGCCTTGATCCAGGGCGCGGTCACACTCGTGACTGCTCTGGCAAACGGCCTCGCCATGAATCTGCCTATCCTCATGCCTGCTGTATTCAGCATGGCCACCCAGATAGCCACCACGTTGACGGAGCCCGCGAACCTTGAGATGCTCCTGAACGCAGCCTTAATGCTCATAGGTGCTGTTGTTATGGGTCTTGTGGCATCCCTGCCTCAGATAGGAGAACTCGTTTACGAGACACTGCTCAACCTGGGAGAACTCTTCAACGATGCGGTCCAGTGGGTCGCTTTCGTCGGCATTCCTGCCGTCGTAAACCTCTGGAACAACACCTTGAAGCCGTTCTTCGAGAAGGTTGGTAAGGCAATAGGCGACTTCTTCACGGGAATCGGAACTTCCATCGCGACCTGGTTCACTCAGCAGAGGGACAAGGTCGTGCAGAAACTGTCTGATATATGGAACAGTATCAAGGCATGGTTCACGAGCCTTCCCGGAAACATCAGCAGCGCATTCCAGAGCACCATCTCTGTTATCAGCGGATGGGCTTCAAGCGCGGTCAGCTGGGGACAGAACCTCGTGACAGGACTTTGGAACGGTATCAGCGACAAGGTGTCGTGGCTATACAACAAGATCTCCAAGTGGGTTGACGATGTGGTCGACTACATCAAGGATCTCTTCGGTATCGCATCTCCTTCCAAGGTGATGGAAAACTCCGTTGGTAAGTTCCTCGCCGAAGGTATCGGCGTAGGCTTCACAGATACCATGAAGGACGTCTCCTCTGACATGGCTGACGCTATCCCCACGAGCTTCGACACGGCTGTGAATATGATTTCGCAGGGAAGCATCGGAGCAAGCGCAGAGAGCGCCACAGGAGGCTACACAGACTACGGCGGAATCACACTGAATGTCTATGGAGCAGAAGGCCAGAGCGTGAATGACCTGGCTGATGCTGTCATGGACAGGATCCAGATGATCACCGACAGAAAGGCGGAAGTGTATGCTTGATAAAAACGGCACAATATCATTCGGCGGAACGCAGCTCCCCGGCATCGTAGTCGAGAGCGCTCCCGCACTTTCCAGACCTAAGCGTAAACAGACGACGTACTCCGTTCCGGGAAGGAGCGGAGACATCGTCATAGACCAGAACGCATGGTCTGACTATAAACAGGACTACAAGGTCTTTGTCTCGGGCGGAGAGGGTGACGCCTCCGAGCTCATTTCCAATGTAACCGACATCCTTTTCAGCGGATCCGGTTACCAGAGGCTTGAAGACAGTTTTGAGCCGGATATCTTCAGACTCGCTTACTTCTCCGGTCCGCTGGATGTCACGGACATTCTGACCGAGGTCGGAAGGACAAAGATAACATTCACATGCAGACCGGAGCGCTTCCTCAAGTCGGGAGAGCTCCCCGTTGTGGATCCGGATCTGATAGACAACCCGACGGCCTATGCAGCAAAGCCACTCGTCAAGGTGGAAGGCACGGGAAACGGCTCTGTCTCCATAAATGGTGAGACAATGACCATAAATGACATGGTCGACTATTTGTATATCGACTGCGAGACGATGAACGTCTATCGTTCCGAAGGCGAGAACAGAAATGGCCTCGTATCGGGCGACTTCTTCAAGCTCGCTCCCGGTACTAACACGATAACATTCTCAGGCGGAGTCACTTCGGTGACGGTCACTCCGAGGTTCTGGAAGATTTAAGGAGAGAGTATGTACCCTATTTTGTATGAAACAGTCACAACGGGAAGCGTTCCGAGCCACTACGGTCTGGGTGTCCTGTCTGACTGTCTGTCTTGCGAAGTCACAGAAGAGAGAAACGGCGGATATGAGCTTGCTATGGAGTACCCTGCGAGCGGAATCCACGCCTCCGACCTGATCACGCGCAGGATCATCAAGGCAAAGCCTAATTTCACGGATGAGCCTCAGCTTTTCCGCATTTATAAGATAGGGAAGACCATAAACGGCAAGTTCACCGTCTATGCTCAGCACATCTCCTATGATCTCGGCGGAGTGGTTATTGAGTCCGGTACAGCTGACTCGGCGCAGGCCACATGTCTGCTCTTCGAGAACGCCACCACCGGCTACACGTTCTATACGGACAAGACAACAAGTGCGACCTTCAAGGTTGACGTACCGTCTTCTGTCCGTTCGTGGTTCGCAGGCAAGGAAGGGAGCTTTCTCGATGTCTTCGGAGGCGCGGAGATCAAGTACAATAACTTCGCCGTGTCCTTCCTGAACGCGAGAGGCGAAGACAGAGGTGTTACCATCCGTTATGGCAAGAACCTCACCCAGCTCACGCAGGAGCTCTCTGGCGAGAATCTCTGCACTCACATCATCCCGTACTATGTTGACCAGGATAATCACGTCACGATAGGCGCGGAGACAGCCACAGGGCTCATCCTGGACGTTCCGAGGAAGCTGGCGATAGATTTCACATCAGACTTCGACGAAACTCCTACGGTGGCACAGCTGAACGCGAGAGCTGCGTCCTATATCACGGACCACATCCTCACCACTCTCATCAACAACATCAAGCTGAACTTTGCCCAGGGCGGAGACTTCCATGACCGCGTGGATCTGTGTGATACGGTCACCATCTACTATGAGGCACTGGGACTCACAGGCACGGCCAAGTGCATCAAGACGAAGTGGGATGTCCTCGAGGAGAGATACATCTCGACAGAGTTCGGCAACCCCAAAACAGACCTTGCAGACACGATCCTGAGCGTCAAGAAGACCGCTGGCGAAGCGGTTACTCATTCTCTGATGCAGCAGGCCGTGAGCCATGCGACAGCGCTCATCACGGGCAACCTCGGCGGATATGTCGTGCTCCACGACAGCGACGGCAACGGTGAACCGGACGAGATCCTGATCATGGACACGGCAGACATCAACACCGCGACGAAGGTGTGGAGATGGAACGCCTCAGGCCTTGGCTATTCTTCCACCGGTTATGATGGTGACTATGGTACGGCTATCACTGCAGACGGTGCCATCGTTGCGAGCTTCATCACAGCCGGAACGATGTCAGGCAACAGAATCCGCACAGGCATAATCGAGTCCATGGATCACTCTTTGGTAATGGACCTCGACAACGGAACCATCTCGGCTCCTGCAATTACTCTGAACGGAACAGATGTCGGTGACAGGCTGAATGACCTGGAACAGACTTCCGTCGAGACGGCCTATGCGCTGAGTAACTCGGGGACGACTATTCCGAGCACATTCCCTCTGACAGAACCGACAGCTCCGACAGTCGCGCAGCCGTATCTGTGGTCAAGAACTGTTTACACCTATGCAGACGGCGATGTAAACACCAGTTATGCGGTCTCTGTACGAGGCGCGAACGGTCAGAACGGAGCTGACGGTGCAGGTCTCCAGATCCTCGGAAACTACGACTCGATGCAAGAGCTCATTCAGGACCATCCGACAGGATCCGCGGGCGATGCGTACATGGTCGGCACTGACCTGGTCGTTTGGAACACACAGACGAGCTCCTGGCAGAACGTAGGTCGTATTCAGGGTCCTTCCGGATCTGACGGCTTGTGGCTCGCCATCGAGAACAACGATACAGGCACGAATGCCAACGTCACATACACGGCACACTTGATGCAGGGTCCGACTACGGACGTCACATCAACCTATGAGGCCATCTTCGTCTGGTATCTGGTAACAGAAACAGGTATTACGGAACTTGCCTCCGACACACCGACAGTCACCGTTTCCAGAGCTTCGGCAGGGTACGGCGCTGCAGTCAGATGTGTCTGCACGGCTGTAATCGATGAGGAGAACCTGCAGGATTACACCTATAATGATATCTCTGACTACACGAACAATGTCATTCAGATAATCGGATCCAATAATATCGGACTGATAGGCGAAAATGCGCTCTACAAACAGAACGCGGTCTCCTCACAGTTCCAGGTGCTCTCTGACGAGATATCCTCAAAGGTGGAACAGACAGACTTCGACACGCTGTCGGGAACTGTTACGACGCAGGGAACGCAGATCATCCAGAATGCGAATGCCATCACCTTGAAGGCTGACCAGACGACGGTCAACGGCAAGATGAACAATGACATGAGCAACAGGAGTTCTTCCATCACGATCGGAAGCGGACAGATCGTGTTCAATTCCAACTCGCTGGTGGTCAACTCCTCGAAGTTCTCTCTGGATGCAAGCGGAAACGCTTCCTTCGGAGGCAACCTGTCAGCTCCCACGGGTAAGGTCGGCGGATGGACAATTGGTTCTTCTTCACTTTATGCGGATTATACTAATGGCTCGACAATTTACCGAGCATACTATCAGACACCGTTGGCAAGTGAGGGAGACAACACATGGATTTTCTCCACACAGAAGTCAACAAACAGCGGACAGACATTCACAGGTCTTGCGTATATCAAGGCTGATGGTAGCGCACGCTTCCAAAAGTTCATCGGTTCTATTGATGTTGAAAACAATGTTAACGCAAAAGCTCTTCATACAGGAAAAGGTGTGTACTTTGATGATACCGGCGGACTCATTTACGCACAGGCGAATCAGCAGCTTTACTTCAGAGCCAACACGGAGCTGAATTACGCAGTCTGGCTCGGTGTTACTCAGAACGGAAGTGGCTTGTCCTGGTCATTCCATCCGGGATATAGCGGAAACCTCGTTCTCGGAACAGCAAACTATAAGTGGTCCATCGTCTATGCTGACAACGGTACGATCCAGACTTCTGACAGAAACCTCAAGAAGAACATCGAAGCCCTGGCTAATAATGACAAGTGGGAAAAGTTCTTCGACAGGCTGATTCCTACTTCATACATGTTCAAGAAGCGCGAGACCGACGAATCTGAGAAGGTTCACGACAGGACCCACATCGGATTCATTGCTCAAGACATCGAAGATGCGATGTCTGACCTCGGAATGTCCGGAGAGGACTTCGGAGGCTTCTGCAAGGATGACATGGGAGACGGTAAGGTTGAATACTCGCTCCGTTATTCCGAGTTCATCGCTCTGAACACTATGAAGATCCAGAAGCTTCAGAACGAAGTCGATGAGCTCAAGGCAATGGTAAACACTCTCGTAGAAGAGATAAACAGACTCAAGGAGGACAAATAAACATGGCAAGACTTCAGGACTTTTCAGACGTAACCCCTTCATCGTCTTCAGATAAACTGCTCATCGTTCAGAGTGCGGGACAGGGTCTCGCCACTCTGGACACGGCAGGTCAGCAGATCGCGAACAACACGAGCGTCTCGCAACTGAACACGACCAGCAAGACTCTGGCAGGTGCTATCAACGAGCACGACAGCGAGATCGGAACTCTTTCCTCCCTCACGACCTCTGTAAAATCTTCTTTGGTCGGGGCGGTGAATGAGGTTGTAAAAACTAATACGATTAGTGTTTCAAAAGGTAGTGCAATGAATAGCGCCACTATTGCTTGTTATCAAGTGGGTAAATTAGTGCAATTTTTTA